TTTTACTTCTACGCGACATAAAATATTTTGAGTCAGCTCAGGTCCTCATCTCTTTCTTCCATGTCGTACATTTTTGCAGCAAGCTCCTCGAAGAAATCATCCTTGCTGCTAGCCAGCGCCTTCTCGGCTGCCGCCTGAGCCAGCTCTTGCAACTGCTGTGGGCTCAAGTTACTGCCCATCACCTGCACGGTGATGGAAGGCGCGAAAGTAACGGGACCAAAAGCCATAGAAGCAGGAGGGGGTGCAGAAGCGCGGACATAACTGCCGCCATCCTGTGCGCTGCTGACAGCCAGGTTGCGCAAAGCCTCTACGTCCTGAAGCCAGTCACCCGGGCTCCGGCGCGACAGACTGGCAGGAAATACTTGATTTCTATTTCCGTCTGCATTAAGAGTGCGAGTGTATGCAACGTATTTCTGTAGCTCATTATTCGGAGTAACGAATCCGTTAGCGTTAGGCGTAAATAGCTCTACACCGCGCTCGCCTCCGATGTAGTCCACACCTTTAAGCACGCGCCCACCTTTAGCGAAGTAGCCGCCGAAAGGTCTAACGTTCGGCGTGTTGCCTGTCTGATTTGAAGGTGTCGGAAAAGCGGGGAATGTTGGCCGTTCTATAACAATGGAATTTACTTTATCAGCGAGATTCTGAGCAGCAGAAGAGACGTTCTTGAATGCAGGCGGAATCTTATTAGCGGGGTCAATGCACTGGCCGAAAGCGTCTGCGGTCTGCTTGGCAGGCTCGGCTATGTTTAATATGCTTTGTGCGAAACCTCCCATTACAGAATTATCAAGGGACGGTTTAGCTGGTATCTGTACGCTTGCAAATACGCTCTCTATAGCACGTTGTAGATTAGCTTGGCCTTCGGGCGATAAGCCTATCTTCGGAAGCTCAGTCTGTATAAAGCTCTGGCGAACTTCTGGAATAGCAAGTTGAGGCGCGAACCTTTGAAGCATCTCTTTGTCTGTAGCTAAAGGCTGATTGCCATAGAAGGGCCGCGCTAATCTGCGATAAAGAGTATTTTCAAATTCTGTTGCTGTGAACGTTCCCCTTGCTCTGCTCAGTTCGCCGCCGCGCATAAGAGACTCACGAACAGAGCGAGCAGATACGGAATAGTCAACTACGTCGCCTTTCTGCCGTCTCTGATTGATAGTGTTGTAATCAAGAGTTGCGCCCTGTTCTCTTCTTAACTGCTCTCTATACGCTTGCACGTTTTTGTAACTGGCGAACGCGCCTCCAGCTATCGCCGCAATACTCATAGTCACGGGGTTGGTAGCAAGGCCAGCAGCACCAACCGCGCCCCTGCCTATCAAGCTTGCTCCGCCCGCAGCTACTTCCGAGTTGATGCCTCCGCCGCCGCTTCCACCGCGTAGCATACCGTTGAAAAGGCCAACTCCGTCTGCGGCCTCCGCGCTCGCTTTACCTAGAGACAAAAGACCAATCATAGCGGCGGACATGGCCGGATTGTCTGAAGAGGTTGCTTGTAGGCTCTTGATTTGATTTGATAGCTGCTCTGCTACGTTTCCGCCTAATGTCATAACGGGTGCGCCAGCCGCAGCCCTTGCATTCGTTTGTGAGGCTGTAAATTCTAAGAATTGTCCGAGCGGGTTTCCCCTCTCGAACATCTGATTATAAAAGCCCTCAACATTAGGCACGCGCACATAATTCTCAGTCTCTTTCGACAACTGCCTACGCATGAGCATCATCTGCGCTACTTCACGCTTTGCCGTGCGGTTGCCGAACATCACTTCTAATTGCTTGGCTACAGCTTCTACGTTCGTAGTGTCAACGCCCTTTCTATCGAAAGCGGCCATCAACTTGTCTGTGAAGGTAAACGGGTCTCTTCCCATGTCGTTACTTATAGGAATAGCCCCGGGAAGCAGGCGCGAAATCTCGCCACGTCTATTGAACTCAACTTTTGAGCGGTCAAGCAATCCCATTTCGCCCCAATACTTGAGCTTGTGAGCAGGGATTTGACCGCCAACAACAGCGCTATAAAGTGAAGTGAGAGCAGTACCCGCAGCCTTGCCGCCCATCTGCTGAATGAGTGGCATAAACTTCATAAGCCCTTCGGGGGACATCTGCATGCCTACAATCTGACCTTGCTTGATAAAATTGCGAAACTCAGAAGGATTTACTTCTCCACCTGTTGCCAGATTCGTCTGCGCTATGAGATTCAAAAACTGTTTGGCTGTATTAGTGTCAATGTCTTTACCCATTAACTCAACAGCCTTCACCGCGTCAGAAAATGCTTTGATAGACTGCTCTCGCCCTACTCTGTCACCGTTAAGCGCTTCGGTTGCCGCAACGAATCTTGAAGCTTGAGGCAATAACGCTATAGCCTCATTAACGCTTCCCATAGTGCCTGTAAGGTTCGTGAGTAGTTCTGTCGCGTCTACTTGACGCACGCCCCTTATTTGAGATGTGACCTGTTCCACAGCTTGCAACCCTCTGGCCGTCTCAGCTTGTGGATAGTTGAGAAGTTGAAAGCGGGTCTGTGCGCGTTTGAGTTCAAGGGCAGGGTCAACGAATCCACCCCTTACCATGTCGTAAGTGCGCTCTGCTACATAGCCTACGTTGCGGGCAGTCCGCACGCCCCTGTTAAATCTGTCTACGTTGTCGTAGTCGCCGGATGCGCGCCTCCCCCTGCGGCCTGTGCGGCCTGTCGCTCTAGCCGCTTCACGCTCTAAACGTGCGCGCTCTCTTAGTAGCTTTATGTCTGCTATCTCTGCTGAGCGCTGCGCGCCAGTGGCCCGCGCTTTGGTTTGAGTAAGCCTAGCCTGCTCACGCTCTAAACGAACGCGGTCTTGCATCAGCTTGACTTGCTCACGCACGGCACGAGTCTCGCGGTTTAATGCTGTAGCAGTCGCCCCGCTCTTTGGCAGACCGCTCTTAGGCACGCTGCTATTAGGCTTTAGTTTGTTGAGCGCTCTTTGAAGTGATATTGCCTCTTTATTCGCGCCGCGCAGTTGCTTAGTGAGAGCAGAGATACGCTTCTCCGCTTGGCCCTGAACCAAGAATTGAAGGATAAGCTTGTGAGTTTCAGAACCTTTGCCCATACAAAAAGACCCGCGACTCAAAATGATTTTGAGTTAAAGCGGGCCTCTGGTTCGGGCCTCTATGATTTATGGCGCTCTACTTCGGCGCTCTATGTAAAGGGGATTATAACAGAGAAGCTAATTTCGTAAAGAAAAAGTTTCTCACTGAAACGCTACAGCGATGTTCTCAATTCTCCATTTATGGCTTTCCCTGGTTAACGTGATGATGCTTTTACCGCCGCATTTCCATTGAATCACAACCTCTGCGGATTCATGCACGATAGTTTCGTTTAGTATCTCAAATCCTTTATTCTCACATTCCAGATAAGTCTTGCGCGTAGCAGCCGACAGTATCCTTAAACCTGTTACCTCTTGACTCTGAGCAGCGCGTGAAGAGTAGTATTGAAGAGAGCCTTCTATATCCCCCTGCTCTAGCTTACCTGCCCAATTCTTAACAGTATCAGAAGGAGAAGAGAGCGAGCCGCAGCAGATTAGCAAGATGCATGAGAGGGCTAACAGGGTGGGCGTGCGCGTCATGCGGCAGATTGTAGCTGAAAATATTTAAGGGGCAAAGCTTACACTCTGCCCCTTCCTTGTCTTGCCATGCCTCGCCTCACCATGCGATGCCCAGCCTGCCCACGCCACGCCTCAAAAACCTTAGAAATAATAGCGCGGGATAATAACCATGCCATGCCTGCCAAGCCCTGCCCAGCCCGTCCGGGCCAAGCCGTACCATCCCTTGCCCCGCCGCACCAAGCCCTACCTCGAAAACTTAAGACTTCTTTTTACTACCCTTCTTTGTTGAAGGTCTACCCATTTTTGGCGGCGTGAAGTTTTTAAGGTCACTATCAGGAACGACCCAGCCGCCAACTTGCTTTGCGTTTGGAAAGCGCCCCTGCCTACACCACAGTCTTACCGTGGTTTCGTCTACGTTCAGCCGCGCAGCAACTTCCGATGTAGATAGTAACTCCATAGGTCAGCATATTAAGAGCAGAGCAATGTTTTGTCAACAAATATTTACCGCCAGCGAGAATATTTCTATTGACAAAGTTTCTCGCTGGCGGTAAACTTATAGACATCGAAAGGGGCGAATCAAATGAGCAAACTTGAGCAGGCCAAACAAAAGCTCGGATTCATAGGCCGCACGCTTGAAAACGGCTATCTGGACTTTGACACCATAGACGAGCTACAGCATGCGGTCTGTAGCGTCAAGCGGCTAATCACTGAGCATGAGCAGGATACGTTGCAACTGCCTTTGATAGAGGGCGCTTCTACATTGGTAGTTTATGAGCCGAGAGAGGCATAAGAAGCGGGCTTAGGAAAGCGCAGCAACGCTCCCTAAGCCCTTCACCATTCACCACTTGAGAGGGGCAAACGATGAAGGGACAGAATAACACATCCCGCAAGACAAAGACACGCGCAGAGCTTCGGGCAGAACTGGCACACGACCTTGCGTTGGTTCTCAACAATCCAGAGCTTCCAAAAGAAGTATATGAGGGAATCACGGACGACCTGAAAGAGTTTTACAGTATGCTTTCGGGGGAAGGCCAGCGCTACATTAACGACTCAGAGGATTACATCAAACTCGTTTTAGAGGGCGGCTCTAAAGGGGGTGCGCGCTGATGGCTAAGAGAGGCGAAGCAATAGAATCTGGCGGCTTTACAATGCAGCCTTTCACCTCCGCTGATATTGACTACATGGTTGAGCTAACGCGACTTGCCGTAAGCTATGAAGACGACGAAGCCACAACCGCCTTCGCACTCTTAATCGCTGGCATCGCAGCCACTGACTTTGACCGTGAAACTCTTGCTTGTTTCATCATTGAAACTGCATTAAGCAAGTCAAGAGAAATCCATTACATGATGAGCGACTACATGAATAAGGAGAGCAAGAGACTGCGAAAAGAGTTAAATAAAGGGGGTTCGCGCTCATGAAAAAGGTTTCCGACACAAAGCGTAAGTCTAGGGTTCAATCCCGCGCTGAACTGGCGCGGCTGCTCGCCAAAGTAATGGCACACCCTGAACTCCCCTTTGAACTCTACCACGCCATAGGAGATGAAGTTATTACTTGGATTGATAACAACGCCGCAGAAGACCCGGCTTACATCGAAACAGCACTAAACGCTTATTTTCGGAAAGTGGCGCGGAATAAGAAAGGGGGTGCGCGCTGATGGCTAAGAAATACAACCCCTTAAACCTTCCTATTCCAGATTGGAACAAGCGGAAAATGACAAGTGTGGACTTTGAAGCTGTCTGCAAACGTGAAGGAATTACAGTAGAACGCACACGTATGAAAGGCGACACTCGCGGCCTCTACTTCATACAGGATGGATGCTCGCACATCATCATAGACACACAGTTGAGAGGGATTAGAAGGGTACAAGTTGAGTTTCACGAATTAGGCCACTACTTCCTACGACACGAAAGAAACAAGCGGGCATTGAAGCAGATTGACCCTGATACGCATAAGTACGTAAAAGGCAGTCGCTCTCCCTTACAGGAATGGCTAGAACTTGAAGCGAATATAGTCGCCTGCATAGCAATAGCACCGGGTTTGATGGGCGCTGACGAATTACGCCATCTGGCGCTAACCGCTACGAGAATCAACTGGCTAAAGCACAAGTAAACCCAAAATATTTTGACTCAAAAAGGAGAATCTAGGCATGGGAAGTAACATCACAAAAGTAAAGGTCACAATCAAAGGCGTACGGCCTTTGCTATTACATCACTTCGGCCCTGACGCGCTGCCGCTCGAAAAGCGGGAGAAGACAGGCGTAGCAGGCAACGACCCCGAAGAGTGGCGCAAGACCGCGCTCGTCAATAAGGATGGTCAAATCTACCTTGACCCTTCTTATGCTTTCGCGTGCATTAGAGACGGCGCAAAGTACACGAAGAAAGGCAAAGGCTCAATCCAAGCTGTGGTTGCCGCAACTCTTCAAGTCTTGGATGATTCTGTGTTGATAAACCGCTATCTCCCCGGCTTCCCTAATGGTCATGCTTGCGACCTTGCCAGCGCGGAAGCTCCGACGCGAGACGCTAGCGCTCCCGTTTATCTGGACGTTCGCAGCGTCAAGAACCCAAGCACGAAGGGGCGCAACGTACGCTATCGCGTGGCCTGCTCTGCCGGATGGTCAACCAGCTTCACTATCCTTTTTGATAAGACCATAGTGAGCAGGGCAGAAATGGAAGCCGTATTGAATGATGCAGGCGTGCTTGTAGGCATCGCAGACGGGCGCTCTATCGGATTCGGGCGCTTCACCGTAGAAAGCTTTGAAGAGTTAGAGTCTTAAGTTTTCGAGGCGCGGCTCGGCTCTGCATGGATTGGCGCGGACTGGCGGGGCGAGGCAAGGCGAGGCATGGTAGGCAAGGCAAGGTTCTTTAATGCCAAAGAAAAGGCAACCTAAAGAAATCTGGCGAGAGACACGACGCAGGATATTGGCGCGAGACGGCTATAGATGTGTCGGGCCAACGTGCGGCGGCGTGTCTCTCACAGAACAGACCGCCCACATAGACCACATACGAAGCGGGAAATTAGGGACTAACGCTGACGATAACTTGAGAAGCCTATGCAGGCGATGTCACGTCCTGCGCGTTGATTTCAGGCATAGAGGAATGATTGCTAATGCTTTGAGAGATGGAATCATTCCTCCGAACTGGCGCGGGTTGGTTTGGGACTGACGATAGTACGAAGGTATTGAATCTTCCGCACTTCTCACATTTAATTTCAATACAACCAACGGTTTTAGGACTCACCTTTGCGGCAAGCCTAAAACAGTCCTTTTGATTGCATCGAAGTTTTATCATTTTCTGTCGCTTTTTCGAGCAGGTGGAGTACGGCTAGGGACTACCTGATAATGATTCAACGATCCACAGTGAAAACACTTTTTGTAAATACCCGGCGGAGTCCTATCTGGATACTCCGCTCTCTTTCTGCAATTACTGCAAGCCGTAACAATCATCTTCTATTGCGAGTTCTTAATGCTTTCGCTGTTTCCGCAGCATCTTCGTTGATAAAACTTACATAAGTATTACGCCTTATCACAGGCAAGGCCATAACTTCGGCTTCACTCATGCCTGTTTCCTGCATCAGCCTGTATATAGTTCGCAGGTAAGCTTTCTTCTTCTTCTCCCTCCGCACGAAAGGAATTTAACCAGCCACTCTCCTTTTCAGCTAAAGCGAACAAGCTTATAGCGTCCAAACCCTCGAACATATCCAGAGGCACAGGCCCTTTCATAGTCGCCGTGCCCTCTGATTGGGAAAGCTCCGAAATCTCTTTACCTATAATGAGGTAGTTCTTTCGCAACCCCTCCAGCTCGTCGGCTTCGCCCTCCATATAGGCGTCTATCAGCGTGCCGAACTCGACCACGTCATACTCAACGCCCCCGCGCGTGAAAGGGAAAGGCAGCTGGATCTTGCTGTCTGAAAGCTGCTTAGGTTTTCGACCGCCTGCTGTTTTCAGTAGGAAGGCGTTATAGCCGCGAGCCAGCGCCATTCGATCCGGGCGATTAAGTGACATGAGAACAGTCATCGGCACCGGCATCCTTAAATCACCGAAAGAGGTGATGGCGCCGCCCAGCATCATGAGCTGGCTTTGCGTCTCTTTGTCGAACCCTTCCTCCTCGCTCATTTCGAAAAGGTCACGGCCCGTAAGCCTTCTGCCGAACACAACCTTGCTGTGCCTCACCTGGTCAGGTCCGGTGTAACCGAACCTGAGATTAACCTCGACGTTACTCATAACTTCCGCCTTTAGCTTCTATAGAATTAGATCCAGCGCGCGTCTTCAGGCTGAACGGTGAAGGTGAACTTCAGCATGTCATTTGATGTGCCGTCCCCGTCGTCAATCTTGAAGCTGGTTATCATGGTGTCTATCAGCTCCCTGGTGCGAATGGGCACGCGCTTGGCGTCGTCGTAGTAGATGACTCGGATCGTCTTTCGCTCGTCGCCGATCCGGAGCTTAGCGGTGCGGTAGTACCAGGAGTGGATTTCGCGATCCACCTGGTTTGTACTGATAGCGCCGGAGAATGTAGCCTCTCCGATTTCCACGTTGCCCATGCCGTGCTCTGCCATCACCGTATTGCCCGGCTGATTCGTGCTGGGCGTCATCTTGTCGTCGGGATCGGTGAAGTCGTTGCACTCAAACTTTCCGATGCCGTCTATCTCGACTCTAAAATTACCTTTGGTTGTATGCCTGCCCATCTCTTCACACCTCTTTCAAAGAAGATTCAAATGCACCGGAAGTTTAAGCTTCGAGCTTCACCGTCAGTGGCTGCTGGTTTAGCGAGACGTTGACGCGCTCGGCCGTGGGCGAGATTCTCACGTCCACCTTGACGTTCAGAACCTGCTGATCGAGGCTCTCCGCCGGGTTGTTCTGCTGGTCGCAAACAACCAGGAACGCTTCCTCTTCCGTCGCGCCGTAGAGGCCGCCCGCCCTCCAGAGCTGTCGGCAGATGCTTTCACATACTGACTTGGCCTCTCGGAACAGTTGCCCGCTGCCATCGATGGTCTGGAAGGGGATGTTCTGCAAAGAAGCCTTGAGCTGATAGTAGAGATAATTCAGAGTGCGAATCTCGTGAATCATCTGCACGCGGGAGTCCGGGCTTATCAGGCGCTCGCCGTATATGCGGATGCCCTGGCCCCGGAACGGCACGATGGCGTTGATCTGATTCTCATTGAGGAAGGCGCGCGTGTTGTCGTCCATCTGCGCCAGGCCCGTCGAGTACGTCTCAATGCCGAGCGCACCCGGAATAAGACCCGTCAGCCCCGCCGGTGCCTTGAACACGCCTATAGAGTCGGCCTTCGCGCACGCGCCTGCGGCAAAGGCGCTCGTCGGGTAAAACTTCCTGACGCCGGAGCCTGCGAAATCCAGCATCACGACGCGCGGCCAGTGCAGCCCCCCGAATGTAATGGCGTCGCGTACGTCTTTTACTTCGTCCTTGTCCAGACCTTCGGCGGCGTCATGAAGCGGTAACCTCTGATAGGCGAGTCCGTGGGCTTCGAGAGCGGCGTGCGCAGCATCCGTGGTCACGCCGGGGAGCGCCACTTGACCGGGGCCGAACTCTTCCGAGTTGAGCACCTGCAAGCCGGTAGCTTCAGCAGTGCCGGCGCCTGCACCGATGAAAGACGCGTCAGAAAGCCCTGCGAAGTCGTCAGAGCCTCCGACCAGTAGGGTTTCAGCTGTTAAATCCGGCAGGTTGGCGGGAGCGGCATTAGCTGAAGCAAGGTTCGTTAGCTTCACGAGCTTCGAAGCGGCGTTGACGATGGCAAGTGACGCCGCATCCATCTTCAGGTTGTTGTAAGACTCCATCAGGTCTAGCTTGTTCGACCAGACCGTGAGCCTGACCGTGTTGGCTTCGGTGCCGGCTTCTATCTTGAAGCGCACTTCCACGCTCGAAGACGGATACTTCGCGTCAATCCGCAGCGTGTCGTCTTCCGCCTCGTCCACGCCCCTGTCTTTAATGGTCTTGGTGGCCACGGCCGCCGCCGCGCCGACGACGCGCACGACCACGGCGCGGTCGCCGGGAAAGACGTTGAAGAAGATGTACATGGCGTCCCCCAGCGCGGAATTGGCGTGCAGCCCTCCGAACTGCCGGCGGTAATCTTCGAAGCCGGTGATATTGACGGGCTGGTTGACCGGGCCCCAGGGCGAGTATCCGACGGCGAGGAGCCGCGAGTTGGTTTCCAGTTGAGAGGGGCGAGCCACCGGCGAATCGTTGACGCCTACGTGAACGCCCGGTGTCGATGAGCCTGTAATGGGTAGCATAATCTATTCGTCCTCGCTTTCAGATAAACTCGTTACTAGAGACTGCTGATTACTATGCCGCCGCTTCTACTTCTTGTTGTTAGTTGAAGGCGGGCGCTGCTGCGAAGAAGAAGGAGAAGCAGTACTACTACCTGAGCTGGTTAGTGGTGCAGGCTCCGGAGCAGGCGTGCCTTCCTCTTTGGGGGGCGCGGCCTCTTTTTTCTGTCGCTCGGGCAGCACCATGAGCATTTCGGTGTCGACAAAACGCCTGCGATCGCTCTCGGAGAGCTGGACTGTTTTCTCGCTGCCGTCATGACCGGCGGCGCCGATGAGCGTGCCGTCTTCGAGCATGATTGTTTGAAGCGTCATGTTACGGACTGTGGGCATTTTGTCTATTCCTCCTGATTACTCTCTGCGTGAACGCCTGGAGCATCTGTCTCCGGGTGCGGTGCATTCCTGACGCCCAGGCTGAAATTGATCTGCTCTATTTCAATCGGCACATCGGGTACGACATCTGCCGCCAAGTACTTGAACATCGTATCGAAGTGGACTGCGTAGGCCGTAAGCTCCGGCAATCTCACAACGTATTCAGGGTTGGGCGGGTCTTCCGAAACTGTCATCACATCAAGATTAAGGATGACCTCTTCCACCCCGCCCCCCTCAATCTCTTCGGTCTTTACAAATTGCCTGCCTACGACTGCGGCCTGTGCGGTGGCGATCATTTTCGCTACGCCGATTTTCTCAGCCGCCTCGCCCCGCCAGTCGGAGCCACAGCAAAGAACCGTGAACGTACAGCGATGAACACGCACTATCTCATCGCCTGGAAAGATTGGCCCGGAGCCGTCGGACGTGTCATACCCTGCGGCGTACGCAATCAGGTAAAACGGCAGGCGGCTGATTAAGGATTTGAGGGCCGACTTTGACTCCTTCTTCAGCTCCTCCTGGTCCAGTTCGCCCTTGTAAGGTCGGACGGCTTCGCTGGCAACACCGCTCTGCGCTTTAATGGCAGTGATAATGCCGTCCTCAATGCCCCTTACGTGGTAATCAAATGGCTTCATCAGCTCCATAGGTGGCGCGCGAAGACTTCTCCGACGTCGCGTATGTCTTCGTCCTGCCACATGACAAAGGTTCGCGCCGGCGTAAATGAATGGCCTCGGCCAGGGCCTCCCGGGTAGCCGAAGTTTTGTCGCGGGCCATAGATGACGTTAGAAAACGCCTCGCCCCCGCTGTTGGTGGCCTTCGGCCTAAAGGAGTTTCGCAGCCGGGCTTTGGGGCCGACGAGAATTGAGCCGCCGCGCTTGGTCCTGAGGGTGCTCTTGGCAAGCCCTCGCCATTTCGGCCGCCCGCCCACATCGAAGTTCTTCTGGATAGACGCAATGCCGATGTCAACGGCTTTTGCGACGGGCTCTCTGGTTCGCCTGGAGCGCGTTGCCAGTTCCATCAGGCGAGCCGCCAGAGGTTCTATACCTTGAAGGCTACCACTCATCCTTCGCCCTCTTCCGGAGCACTGATGAGTTGCCCTTCGGTCAGGTACACCCTCATGATCCACTCACGAGGTTCCACCACCGGTGGCTCCACGTGATCCTTTATGATCTTGTAAGCAACGCCCCCTATACCTATGTCGGTTGCTTTATCGTCAACATCCGTCAGGAAGTCTCTGAGAACCAAGCCAATAGCTGCGTTGCGCCCCGCATCCACCGTCTCTTCAATCACTACCTCCAAGTATTGAGTGGTGTCATCTTCCTCGGTACGACGCTTAGGCCATGCGCCCCATCCGTCTTCAACTGAGAGCAACTCTTCGTACTGGCCCGCGCCCTTGAATCTTAAAAATTTCAAAGAACCTGTCGGCCCCCGCCGACTCCTGAAATAGTTCAGCCTTCTCAGTCGCGCGCTCATTACTAGTATTTGCCGCGTGTCCCGTGGCCGAGCGCGAAAAATGTCGGCATCCGCGACTTGACCGTTGCTTTGTCTGGCCCAAGAAGCGCCATCTGCTCACTCCCCATCCGTTGGAGGTTGGCAATCAGCTTGTCTACGTCAACCTGCTGCCTGCTGTATCCGCCGCCGTCCCCGAAGTCTTCCTTTGTTATGAAAGGGACAAAGCGGGCGACCGTCGCCGCAAGGAAAAGGTTCAGAGCAAGTCCTACCCGCTTTTGCTTGTCCCCTTCGTAGCCAGCCGCATCCGGGTCGCGTTGCAGCACTTCAGTGATGGCCAGATTGACGTAAAGCTCGTCATGTATAACTTCATCCGGTAGATCGCTGGCCTTCAATGAAGCATCTATGGCCCGCCTCACGCTTTCCGGCTTGATAAGCTCCGCCAAATTTCCCACCGCCCACCTCCGACGAACTGACTTATTTAGTAGCGGGCGGTTTGCTCTCAGCCTTCGGCGCCGGGATTCTCGCTATCTTCCCATCACGCAGGAGCTGGCTGACGGCGGGCGTCATCGCGACCTCCACCGGCTTCTTGCCCGCGATCAGGATCTCGCCCTTCGGGTGCGCATCGTCTTTCTCCCATAGCACCACTTTATTGCCGCCGTCCTCTTCGGACTTGAGCGCCGACCTGACCCAGATGGTCCTGGGCTCGTGCTGCTCAGTTGCGCCCTGCTGCTGATCTCTCTCGTCTGCCATACATTCACCTCAAGTGTTATGAGGGCGCTTCCTCCAGGAGATAAGCGCCCCGCCTTGTTCCTTGGCTTCGACTCAAAATATTTTGAGTCACTCTCGCGGGCGACTGCGGTTTACGCCGCCAGGTTCGCCAGCTTCGTCGCGTTGTTGTCGAGCTTGCCGTAGCCCTCGGTCTCCGTCATCACGATGGCCTGCGTCTGCCTGGTGGCGAAGCGCTCCACTTCAGTGATCTCGGACCCGATCTCGGTCACGCGCTCAATCGCGAAGCGGGTATCGACGCCCACCCAAGTGTCTGCCGGCGCTCCGTCCGTGTTGCCGTAAGCCACGCCGTCGCCCAGAGACGAGGCCGCTCCGCCCATCAGCTGGAAGTCGCCGAGGCCGATGAACTTCTGTATCAGCACGAGCGGCACGTTGGCCGTTCCCGTGTTGATGAGCATCGCCTTCAGGATGCCCTTCTTACGCGCCAGAAGAGCCGTCATCTTGTAAGGCGACTTGAAGTTCAGGCGGAAGGAGAGCCACGCCTCGAGCGTCGTGTTCATCGCCATGGTGTCCGGGTCAAGGTCCGTCAGGTCGTAGGAAACGGCCGCCGTGTTCGGGTTGCCGTCGCCGTTGACGATGACGTCGATGATGGTCTCCACCTTGTCGTTCTCGGCCTGGATGGCCATGAGAGCGATCTGTAGCGCAATGCGGTCCAGGCGCTCTCTGCGCAGAACTTCGTAGGAGGCCTCGATGATGCGGCCGTACTTGAAGAGCTGCACGATGTGCTGGCTCGCCTTGAGCGTGACGCGCGGAATCTCCGTGGCCTCAACTACGCGCACCTTCCGCTTCTGCTTCGGATCAACGTCCTGCAGGTAGATGACGCGGTAGGTGTCGCCCGGGATCGGGGTCGTAATGGCGACGAGCGCCGAGACCGGAATCTCGGGCACGAAGCGGTCCGTGACGATGCGCGCCGAGTCGACGTAGGGGCGCATCGCAGAGCCGGCCACGTCTTCGGTCGAAGTCTGCACGGCGCGCGCGCCGCCCGCGGACGCGGGCCGTGTGCTGACAGCGCCGCCGTTGGTTACGGAGAGCCACTGGCGGCGGCACCATTCGAGGCCGAGCACGCGGCGCTCCGGAGTCTCGTCAAAGGCATCCTCCCAGATGTCGGCGTAGACGCCCGCCGACGGGATGCTGCGCGTGTAGATGTTGGCTTCTGCCATGACGCGGCCGAAGGCATCACGCACGTCGTTGTCGTTCGGGTCAGAGGGATTAAGGCGCTCCATCCAGGCCGAGAGGCTCATGCCGTGCTCGTAGGCATCTCTAACCATGCGAGGGTTAACCTGCTCGAAGATCGCCTTCGGCCCCATGCGCGTGACCTGCGCAAGCTTCTTGAATTGTTTCATCTACTTACTCTCCTTCGAGTAGTCGCGCGCAGCACGCGCGGAGGGTTATGGGGCTGAGCGGTTAACCTTTACAACCTGACGGTGACTTTCGTCGGGTCAGAGGAATCGACGATGGAGCCGCGCGCCACGAGCGCGTCCGCGGCGTTTGCGGCTTCGCGAATGTAGCCGCGGTCTCCGGCGCCGCCAGCGCCAACCGCTCCGACGAACTTCTTTCCCGGGGTGAGGGCGGCGCCATTTCCGCCCGGAGCTTCTCCGTAGCCGCCGCTCTTGATGCCGACTTTACCGTCCGGCTCGACGTTCTCGAGGATGCCTTCGACCGCCGCCCCGTCGCTGGTGAGGGCGACTGTCTTATGCGCGCTCAACATCACGGCACGGCCAACCTTGTCGGAGCCGTTAGGCTGCGTGCGGTCATAAACTATGGTCACGCCGTCGGCGATGTAAGTGGCCGGCAGGCGCCCGATGTCGGTGTAATCAACAGTGTTCCTGGGGTTACCCATACGTCTCTCCTTTTCGAGGGCTTAAAAGCCGATTTACATGAAAGCCTGCGGCGGCACTTCAACCCGCACGGCGCGGTCCTGTTCCGAGGGCGGCAGTTCGGTCTCGTCGCTCGTAGCCCTTCCGCCCTGAAGATTCGCCTTCGCCTGGCGGGCCCAGTCGTCGCGCATGAGCTTGATCGTCTCGATCTCGGCCGAGCGCAGCGTCTTCTCGTACTGCTCCCGCTTGAAGTTGTCCGCTCCGTGCGCGCGCACCCCCTCCTTGAGCGCCTCTTCGATCAGGTCGCGGCGGTAAGTGAGGCCGTCAAGCGCAAGGTCAAGCACGCGGACGCTCGTGGGAAGAATTGATGCCTCTAACCCGCGGGCTGTGAGAAGCGTGCGGAGTTGCGGAAGCATGCGTGCATCATCGGCCGTTGCGCCTGCGGCCTCCGTGGCAGCTTGGTCCGTCGTGCCAGGGGAGTCTGTGGTCGTCCCGCCGCCATCGGTGGTGCCGGTCGTCGTCGCGCCAGCGCCTTCACCGGCAGACGCGCCCGCATTTGCCCCAGCGCCATTTGTGCCGGCGTTCGTGCCGTCTGTAGTCGTCGTGGTCGTCCCGGCGTTCGCGTCGGTAGTGGTGGTGGCTTCACCTTCTCGTCTATGGGTAGCCATATCTCTGTTCTCCTCAGTGGAATGGCCGGGGAATGACCGGCGCGTGCGTGAAAGGTTGAGATCAAGGAATCGGTAGCGCATCTCGAGGAAGCGGGCCACGTCCGGCTTCATGCGCCCCTCTTCGACGTCGCGCAAAGCTTTGACAATGACGGCGCCGGGGGTCGCCCCCTTGTAAACGGCGCTTAGCTCAGCCAGGTGCGCGTCCTCCACGTCGGCGGTCGCGATCACTTTGCGCACGGTCTTCGAGCCGTCAGTGTTCTCCTCTTCGACCTCTACTTCGCGACCCGGATAGTGCCAGCAGTCCCAGCTCATCATGTCGAGACCGCAGATGGAGCAGATGAAGGTGCCGCCGTAGAAACCTATGGAGACATCACGCGCTATGCCCGTTCGGTACTTCGAGATGAAGTTGCCGGTCTCGGGCAGGTTCTGGATCGTGTAGAGATTAACGAGGACCCGGGCCTTGCCGTCACCCTGTGCGCCGATGTATTCACCCGTGAGTGTCCGCCCCATCATGAAGGTGAGGGCGTCCGTCTGGTGGCTGTCCTGGAAGGACACCCCCTCGGCCGCTTCCGCGGCGTAGTTCTTCAGTGAGGAGGGCATCATCCGGGTGTAGTAGGCGTCGAGCCGATTGTTAGTGGCTTCCGCCGAGATAAAGAGAGGGGGGTACTCGTCGAAGGCGGCAGGGTCCGGGGCACGGTTCTTGGCGAGCGTCATCAGCTCCTCGGAGTTGAGCGCACGAGTGACGATCCCCGCCGGGTGAGTAAATTTCATGTTGGCTAATTCGCTCACTGTGGCCTCCGCCTGTTCTTAGGGGCTCTTTCCTGCCTGAAATGCTGCCGAGGGTCGTCTTTGGCCTTTGGCCTGCGTCTCGGATCGGTAACCGGCTTAGTAACCTCGTCCCCGCAGCGGGGGCATTGGGCGCTCTTCAAGTCCGCGCCGTTCAGAGGCGCGCCGCAGGAAGGGCAGAATGTCTGTTGCTGGCCTTTGCTCATTTAGGCGACGGGTGCCCTCTTGATAGTGATGGAGACGTACAGGTCAGAGCCTGGAGTGGCGACGCCGATCTGGTCCACGTCCACTGTGATACGGTCGCCTGCCGCGACGGCTACGATGTCAGGCAAGGTAGTGGTGCTGGCCTTCGCGCCGTCGGCGACTGTGGGGCGGTTGCCCTGCGTGGTGAAGAGCGTGACGCCGTTCTTATTGACATCGACGATGAGAGCGGCGCCGATGGGCTCGGTGTCGACATAAGCCCTGACGTCCACGATGTTGCCGGCAACTCCGATAAGGGCGGCGGCTACCTTAGCGGCGACGGCCAGGCCGCCCGCGACGAAGAGCGTGACAGTCTCGAGCGTATTAGGCTGAGTAAGCTTCGCGGGGGTGATGCCACTCAGGCGCGCGAGCGGAACTGTGCCGGACGTCAATTCGCTGGCGTTGAGCTTCTTAATGCCGCTGCCGTCCTTGGCGCTCAGCTTGTCGAAATTCGTTTCGCCCATCATTTACCTCAACTTTGTGAATCACTCGGAGAGTAAAACCGAAAAGGAGCAACCCTTCGCTCATGTCCAGCGCGCATTATGGGGTTAAGGTGCAGGGCTTGTGTGTGAACAACCTCGAAAACAACCTCGAAAACAACCTTGCGCGCACTACAAAAAAGAGTGGGGACTCAAAACATTTTGAGTCCCCACTCTCTCGTTAAGGTAAAAGATATGATCTAGGTGGATTCCGCCGGCTGAACCGCGGCATCGTCTCGCGCGGGGCGTCCGGCGTCTTCGCTCATCTTCTCCAGAAGCGCCTTGTTAGCGCTCGCCTGGTCGTCATGGGTGGTAACATTCCCGTTCCAATGAAGCTCGTACTTTCTGCCTTCTTCCGTATCGACAGGCTTTATTCCGTTCATGCCTCTCTCCTTGTCTGCAATGTTGAAGTTTAGGGGCTGAATTCCATAACCGAATCTCTCCCACCGAACCCTTGACTTCTCGTCCCATTCGGACTGCACCCGCCGAGCTTTATCCCGCGCATCTTCAGTGTTGATTGTGCTCTCATGAAAGATAATGCCTTCGGGGTCATCTCTTTCGTCCCAGAAGCCTGTAATGCTAACGGCCTTACCCTCATCATCAACCAGGACTTCTAGGGCTAGGCCGAGCGGGTGAAAGAATTGGCGGTTGACCTCCTGGAGGTAGCCGAACCTGACGAATTCGTCTAAAGAAATAAATCTCTTCATCACGTTCCCCCTATTGCACTGTGTGCGTCTCAATCGTCGAAGAAGTGTGCCTGCGCACGAGGTCAACCAGGTCGCCCGAGAACGTGCGGTGGCCGTTGGCCTGCGCTTTGCGGTTACTGCCCGGATCGGGATTAGTGTTGGCGGCGTCCGTCGCCCCGTTGTTTCCGGGCGAAGGTGCCTGTCGCGGTGCGGGCGCGTCAGCTTTGGCCTTTCCCGCCGACTTCTGCGCCATCTCATCGGCCGAGATGGATCCGTTGTCATATTGCATGCGGGCCGTCTGAGTGTTCAGTAATTCGACCTGCGCGTCGCGCAAGAGTTCCGCCGCGCGCAGCTCCGCGAACTTAAAGTCCACGGACGCGTAGACGCCCTTGGCCTGCATCGCCAGCCCGAACTGGTGCTCCAGCATCGTCTCGCCCAGCTGTTGGATGGATTTGATGAAGGCCGCGTAAATCTCCCACTGGCGGTTGGCGTTCGCTTCACTGACACCGTCCGTAGTGGCCATCAGGAGAGGCATGGACTTAGCCGCACGGGTCGTCATCCTCTCAAGGGCTTTGAATAGCCCGTCGATTGCCCCGAGGCTTGAAGTGTTTGTCGCGCCGACGGTCTGCTTGTTGACCTGAATGAAGGAGGCGTGGATGTAGGCGTCATCCGGTTCCAGCCCGCTGTAGACAGACTGAACCAGCTTGACGACGCCCTCGGCCCAGTCCATAAACTCCTGCGGGTCCGAGCCCATGTCCTCAGGCATGGAATCCCTGAGCTTCTCCAGATCGATCTCAATATCAATGCGGGGATAGCCCTGCTGCTGGATAACCCGCCTCAAATCGTGTAGCACGCCTAAGAGGAAAAGGGCGCAGAAGAGCGCGGACGAGAAGAGGGGTCTTCCTTCGGGGCGCCCGGGGAGCGGCTGTATGGGGATGTAGCTGATGGTGGGCCTGTCCAGTACGACGAACTGCCCGTTCTGCCACTGCCCTAACTGCCAGACAGCGCCTCGAATGGGATCAGGCACGCGGCGGAAGGCGACGTAAGCCGGATCCGGAGTGACGAGGTCTACCAGCTCTCGGCCCGCCTCATCAAGGACTGCTTCGGAGAAGAAGGCGCCGCGCAGTGCGGCGTTCGTGAAGAGCCTGTCGATTACTACTTTCGGGGAGCCATACAGCTTGCGCAAAGTAGCAAGTATTGAATCCAACTCCTTCTGCGCTTCCTTGTCCTGATCATCCGTGCCGGGCCTGACCGCCCGCGCCTCATAGCCGGGGTTGCACATCAGCACGAAGTCCGAGAGGGCGCGGGAAATCTCCGGGGAGACGTCCGCCATCAGCTCCATCAGCTTCCACGGGCTAATCTTGCTCATGGGGTCTTTGTCGAGCACCAGGTCGCGCCAGTAGCGGTCGGCGCTGAAGGGCGCGACCGTCTGGAGGGCGCTCGCAAACATATCCTGCGGCGTGTCGTAGGTAACGCGGGAACTACCGGAGACGCTGCGCGCAAAGCCGTAGGTGTCGAGCGCCGGGGCAGAGGCGGAGGCACGCTTCTTTGCGTTAATGGTGGGCTGCTTTACATTACCAAGCACATTCTCCGAAGAGCCATCCGAAAACGGCTCCCAACCCGCCAGGCCCAGCATGTTGACCTTCATATCTTCAGCCTCCTACATGGGAATCTTGGTGCTGCCCTGGACCAGCGCGCCCGGTATGTGGCGGGGCAGCGTCCTCTGCGCTATAAGGTCGTAGACGGCCGCGTGGAACAGGTGGTCAGGCTTCGTATGCACCCACGTTGCGAAGGGCTGTCCCTCGTCGTTCGTGGTGACTTTGCGCACGGGGGCGCTCATGTGTGCGATGACTTCGGAGTCGTTATGCACTGCTGCCGGCCAGACCTCCCGCCCTCCAGCGATCAGGTTGTAAATTGTGTCCATCGCCATGGTGCGATCGACTTGGACGATGTCTTTCTTGAGTACCTTTGGCTTACTCACCTTAATCCCGTGCATCTCCTTCTCTTCCGCAGAGGGGAGCTTAAACAATTCGCCCTTCAGATCCTTGTAGAAGGCGCGAAAGACTTTGCCCTTGTGCTTCTGCGACCAGGCCTCCGCCCCGTGCAGCTCCGGCATCGCGTCAACTACGACGTGGCGGACCTTGTACCTGACCATAAGATCGTCCAGGTCGTCCCAGCTATTGACAGAGCCCATCGCCAGCACGTAACGCTTCTTATCTGTCCCTGTGCCTGATATGCGGTAGTGGTAGTGCGCGCCAACGTCTACCCCCATCGTGACGTCGCGCCACGGTCCGTCGGGGAGGAGCCCGTTATCAAGATCGGCGCTCAACTGCTTGAGCATGGCCTCTGTTACGCGGCTGTCGGCAGCGTCATAGGGGATTCCGAGATCGGAGCGGTAAAACTCAATTATCTGCTCCGGGTCCGTGCTGATGGAGGAGATGCACAGCTCTCTTAACGAGACTGACGGGAAGGCGAACCAGGGTACGTGGTAGCCGCGGGTGCGCGTGATCTCGGGGTGCCGCGCGATCCAGCGGCCTGGGCCGAACCTGTCAGCGTCCTGCATGGGCTCTTTACAATTGGGACAAGATACTGTGATTGTTCCCTGATGAATCCGCTCCTCATCCCACTTCTTCCACTCGTCATAGGCGGCCCCGTTTACTTTAACGTCCCGGTGGAAGCTCAACGTATTCCACGCATCACAGAGCGAGCACCTGACTTCCCATTCCCTCTGGTCGGACTTCAAATAATCGTCGTGAATTCCGAAGCCGGGAAACGTCGGGGTGGAGAGCCTGAACTGGCGCTTGACCTGGCTGTGGCGCAGGCGCTTGACCGCAAGGGCCACGGCGCGGGGCAGCATCTCGTCGCGCTCGTCCAGTATGAGAACGTCGGCCTTGAAGGATTTCAGTGCCTTAACAGACCACGCGCCGCGCATGTAGAAGTAGCTTTTACCAGCCTTCTTAAACCTGACGTCGTCGTAGTCATCGAAGAATTTATCGAGCTTTTCCGACTCGTCCTTGAGGGCGCTGATACGCTCCTTAGAGAAATCGAAGAGCGCCTCCTGCGTGGGAAAGAGGTAGCCTACGTTAAGGCCGTCATTGCTGGTCTTCCAGTATTGTGCCCCTATATCCAGGGCGTGAAGGGCGCGGGTGATGGCGAGCTCTGAGACGCCGACCTGTGCGGGCTTCATGACGACTATGAAAGGGTGGTCGTCATCGTAGATTTCCCTGAGAGGCTCGTAACCTGTCGCGGGCTCCGTCTCGCTCGCGGGCTTATAGTCGAGGGAGAAGGCCTGCCCCTCTATTTGGCGATACATTATCGCCCAGGCCAGAGGCGAGAGGATAACCTTGCGAGCCTCCTCACCGGTAGCTGGGTTGATTTTAGTTTCCGAGTAGAGTTCGACGGCAATATCAATCGCCTGGTCCTGAAGATCAGGCGGAAGCGCCATGATGCGCTCGAACAGTTCTGTGCGTGAAAGCTGTTGCATCAATTAACGCGATCAGGGATCTCTTCAGGTTTGACCCCTAGAATGTCAGCCAGCGTTTTTCGCTTGTCGTCAACTTTCAACTTTCTCGTATTCGTAAAGAGGCCGCCGCGCTCTTTCGCCGCCTGCTCCAGGTGCTGCGCGGCTATCACATCCTTGCCGTCTTTAAGAGCGGCGCGGTAGAGCTTGCCCAGCTCCCTGAGGCGAAAGCTCCTGTGCGCGACGTCTATATTCGACTCGTCATCAACGAACTTCTTACGCTCTTCCCAGAACAGTTTCTTCAACTCGTCGCCGAGCTTCTGGCCCATGAACTTCGTCGGATCATAGGCTTCGACGGCCTGGCGCGACATCTCAACGCCGAGATCCTCTTCGACTAGATCTGCCACCTCAGTGGGAGACATAAACTGCGCGAGGCATCGCACGACGAAGCGCTTCTGCGCGACATTGAGCCTCTTTTTCTTTTTCTCCTCCGCCACCTTTTTCACCTGCCGGGCAACTCAAAATGTCTTAAGCCGCCCCCTCCTTATCAATCAGCACCAGCACCTCGGCGTCATCGTCGAAGTAACGCTGTCTCATCTCGCCGTCCAGTGCGCATTTTTCGTCTGCTTTGACGTAGAGCTTCGCTTCCACGGTGAAAGGCGCTGTGACTTTCACGCTGCTAAACGGCATGACTTCAGTTGTAAGCACTTAGCATTCTCCTCGACTCAAAATATTTTGAGTCCTGCGTTATGCCACCAGCCTGAGACATGTCCCGCATGCCGCGCGGACCTGAGAGGCTCCAACCTCAGGCTCAAGACCTGCGACCTCCGCCAGTTGACGCGAAGCCCCACGCGCAGCGCCCGCGCCGTACCTCCGCCACTCGCTGACGAAGACTTCAACGTCGTGGCTTCGAAGGTCGAAGATGGGAGAGCCGTCCTTTTTCCACCTCTTGGTCTTGCCGTCGTCCTCGACTGCCTGCCCGCAGTGGAGGAATTCGTGCTCTACCCCCGAACAATATGTGTAGTCGTCCGCGCGCGCGAAGAAGGGGGCATAGAGGGTGATCAGGAAGTCGAAGGTAAGATAAGCACTGCCGAACCACTGGCGGAAGGGGATTTCCTGGCGGGCCTTTTGACGCGCCTTGCCGCGAAAGCTCAGAATCTCGGCCGTGCCGATTACTTCGACTCCTCCCTTTCCTTCCCAGACGCTAGACCACAGCACGCCGATTTTGGCGTACTTCAGGTGCGTGTGCTCGGGGTTGTGGATGGGGCCCTTCTCGTCAACTACAGCCTTGCGGAACCAATCGTAGACCTCGGGCGCGGGCTTCCACAGATCACCTGGCTCGTGCATCTCGGGTGGCGGATAAGGCCTGTTGAGTTCGATTAGCTTCGTCATTAAGCAATAAGGGGCGCGGGCTTTTATTCATGCCCGGCGCCCCGGCAAACCGTCAGTCCTGGAGGGAGCGGCCTCTCAAGTTTTGCCAGGCTTACTAAAACATTCACTTACGCTTCATTCGCTTCTCCATAAAAAGAAGTAGTAGGGGCTGCGCAATCGCTCCGAGCGTCACCAGCACGATGAAGGCCCATGACGCTGCTATCAGCCAGCCCTTCATAGTTAGCCCTCTGGGGCCTCGCTTTTGCCGAGGGCCGAGAGCCACCCGTCGACTACGGCCGTCAATTCCTCAATCTCAATTGGCTTTGTCATGCGGAATCGGATGTCGTACTTCTGGAACTCGGAGGACATTTCCGCCGTCTCCATGAAGGCCGTGACGACGCCCACGATGGCCGGACGCGCGATGCCGATTTCCCGCTCCAATTCACGAAGGATGCGAGCGACCATGAAGCCGGTAGCGTCTTTCATCGCAAGATCGAGCAGGTAGAAATCGTAGGGGTGAGTCCTGAGGCGGGGATCGACGTGATTACGATCTTTTAATTGCGCGATTAGACTGATGCTCGCGTCGAAGGCGTTATCGAAGAAGTCTATGTCACAGGGCCAGCTGCGCGTGGCATCCCGCAGCAGGTCCAGCGTCTCATCGGTGTCATCTACTATCAGTCCTCTTCTTCGCTCTTTGCTCACGCTGCCACCTCTCAAGCTCCGCGACCCTCTGAGACAGTTCACTGAATGTTTTGAGTGCGCTTCTGATTGCGCTATTGGCCTGTTCATCCCTCTCATCACATTCTTTCTTTATGCGGTCGCGCTCCTTCTCCGCCTCTTCAACTCGTCTTTCCAGTTCCTCATTCCGGCGCTTTAGCTCCGCATTCTCTTCTTTGATGTCCTCCAACCTCCGGGACCGCAGGTCTGCCAGTTCCTGGCTCTCCGCGGCTATCTTTCGGGCCCCCTCGGTTCTGGCGTCGACCGTGTCTTCAAGCTCGCGCGCGCGCGCCTCGTCTCCGGCCTTTAGTCTTTCGCGGACCCCCTTAAACCAGGCCCACAGCTTCCTGCCCACCCACGTGACGACAACAGTGCCGCCGCCGAGGCCCCCAATGATAATCAGGATGACGGCCCATACTTCCTCAGCATTAGGTTTAGCCAGCCCCATCCGATTCACTCTGGCGGCGCTCTTCTTCCAGGTTAAAAATCCGGCATTCTATCTCGGCCTGCTGCCGCTCAAGCATCGAGAGGCTGATTCTGCTGTCGTCACTGGCTTGCGGGGGCGCATAAACCCGAGTAGTAATCTCTCGTAAGGCCTGCATAATGTTCTTCCGCCACTGCAAGGTTGAAGTTTTCCGGCTCCGTGCTAATCTCCTTCATGTTGCGCGACGGATACTTTAACCGGGTCTGTCGCGTGACATGCTCGGCGGGTTGTGCAACCAGCCCGCCGGGCCTCCGCTCCGGCCTACTGAGGCGGATTCTTCAGCAGATCTTCGAGCCTCTTTATGTCCGCTTCCTTCACATTCAAGCCATCTGACTCCTCAGTCGCAGCGGCAGGCACGGACTTCATCAACGCGCGCGCCGTAGACGGCGGCGGCAGCCCTACGAAGGCGCGCACGAGCGCCAGGATGTCGTTCTTCCACGTCTCGGCCGTGGGGTTGTTACTTTGGACAAAATCGTCGGAGATAACCTGCGCGATGTCGGAGGCGAGCTGGCGTTTGGCCTCTCTCTTTAATTCGGGGGTGGACTTATCGGCGGCACGATAGCCGCGCAGTGAATTGCTGGTGCGGCGAAAGCCTCCGGACCATTTCTCTTTTGTGGCCTCATCTATGTTCATACGCGAGACCGCCGACGGGCCGAGATCGGAGACCGCAATGAGCTTGTCCAGGGCGCCGCATCCAATGCTGAATAGGGCAATCAGGGAGAGGGTGACTGGAATACATATCCGAGAAAATATCTTCACTTCGATTCTCCTTTAAGTTGTGGCGTTAGATTTCCCCGAGTCAGGGAAGATGACCTTGAAGACGAGGGTGGCGATGCCGAAGACGGCCCATCCGACGGTGTACAGCTTCGACAGGTTGAACTGCCTGCCCTCCACCATCGCGTGGAGGTCCGCGTCGCCCGTCAACCAGAGAGCCACCAGTGAGACGATTGCGCTTATCACGAGGGCCACGAAGAGCGCGGGCCTGCCGTGCAAACGGCCATTCTCGTCCGTGAGATTCCAGCTCTTCGGGAGCAGTCCCCGATTGACGAACCAGGCGATGCCGGTTGAGACGGCGCCGGCAATGCTTAATGCCATGGCCTGACCTGAAGTAAGCGCGGCGGCAATGAAAAGTGTTGCGATTAAGACAGCTGTTAGCATTTACGCACCCCTCACATTTGGTTAATTGGTACCCTTGCGGGCAAAGCCGGAAAGGCCCGCCCGCAAGGGCTCGCGCGGCTGGTCAGCCCCTAAGATGGCAGCCGCGGGTAGGGTTGCATTATGTGGGCAGGGGTGGCTGGGCGTGTGTGAACAACCTCGAAAACAACCTCGAAAACAACTCTACGCCGGTGGCTAGGCAGTCACCTTGGAGTAATAGTTTCGGTCGAAGTAGCCTTTAAGGTTCCGATGGTCCGCGCAGAGGGAGACCTCTCCCTCCTTAAGCTTCTTACCGCATTCGAGGCACCGGCCCAGCTTTTTACGGCGGGCGCGCTTTGCTTTATTGCGAACCTTCTGTTTATTGCTATGCTCTTGGGCGCAGGCCTGGCAGCGTGTGCCGGTCCCTTTGGGGCCGCGCTCTTCTCCACAGTCGAAACATTTTCCTTCCTTAACCCATGTCGATCTAATTTTAAGACCGGGCATCTAGGGAATCCTCCTCGGGATTAGGGGCCGAGCAGATACTCATTTCTACGATTTGCGCTGAATCAATGACGAGCGTTTCGCCTTCAACGTGAGATTCAAGAATGCGGATGGTGGTCTCGAGTCTGACCTGGTCAAGCGAGATTTGTACATATTTCCAACCGCCGAGCACGTCCGGCGATATGAATGTAAAGTCGGAGACCTGCCCTTGCGGCAGTATGGCGACAAGAGAGCTTGAAACGGTTTTCAATCGCTCTACCCTCTCGGTTTCATTCTTGTCTTCCGGTTTTCCTGCGCTCATTATCTTGTGCTCCAATATTAAAAGACGTCGAAGCGAGCCTTACCGCTGCACACGGGTAGAGGCCCGGGCTTAATCGGCATGCGCGCCTCCAGGCCGTCAGGCGAAGCCATGGGCTCATGAGGGCTGAGGCCAAAAGGAAGTCCGACGAAGTGAAAGGGCATGCCGCACTGATCACAGCTGACTGTAATGTCGGCGAAGTAGTGCGAGGCCGGCTCAGTCTCCGCAACCCCTTCATCCATGATGCGCGCGACGTTGACCTGGGCCATAAAGTTCAGGTGCTTGCAGTCCTCCGGACTACATTTAATTGGTAATGGCTCTGGTGCGCCGAACAAGCTGTTTTTAGCTACAGGGACGGCTTCCGGAAATTCGCGTCGGTCTACGATGTTCCCATTCGGCAGGGTCCCGGCGTAGCCGCTTTTAATCAGGTCAAAGAGTTCTGGAAGAACTCCATTTGAATCACTCATCTATTCTTTTTCCCTTCCTGTGGAAATGCTGCGACTTCAACGCGCTCAATCAGACGAACCTTCGTTTCTACTTTTGAAGGATCGCCGTACACGCTGACCGATACGTCTAGGCCCAGCTTCTCCGCGTCGCGAATGCATTTCTGCATGAGCATCGAAACTTCTATGACCTTCTTTGCCGCGGCCTCCTGCTCAGGTGTTGTTGTCATTCTCCACCTTCCGTCTCTTCGAATTGTTAGCCTTAAGCATCCTGTTTTTACGCGGGATGCGCACGGGGGATATCCCCTGCGCCATGCGCAGCGTGGCATCTAGCTGTTGAATCTCATCCCTGGTCAACTCGGGCTGCTTAGCTGACTGGTTCGTGTTGAAGATCTGGTTGACGATGACGAAGGCGTCCAGGAGCTTCTCCTCCTCTTTCCTGAGCGCCTTCTTATAGGTTCTAAGGAGCAGAACCACTTCGGCGCGCTCGGCGGGAGTAAGCTCAACCCAGACACTATTCTTCTGCTTGCCCTTGAAGCGCCTGACTTCGACCTGGTCAGTCATCTTTACTTTGCCGATAATATGGACCAACAGCGTGAGGTCCAGCTTGCGGCTGAAGCTGAACTGGTAGAGCTTCGGCTCGGAGGCAATCAGGTCCTCCATGCTGATGCTGTATTTTATGAGCAGTCTCTCAAGCATCTTTGCCGCTGTCTGCCTCTCGTGAGTGGTGCCGCGCTCGGCCAGCTCCTTGATCTTTCTGAGTTTGTCCCTGAGGCTATCGCCCATTTTCACCTTCAGTCTGATGTAGTTTAAGGAGGTAGGCCCCGGGCGTGGCAGGGTCGTATTCTACGCTGCGGTCGCCGCGCCCCTTTATGGAGTCCGCGATCTCTTTAATCACTACCTCTTTCCAGTCCTCGTAGGCTCTGAGAAAACATTCCCGGTAATTCTCCAGGCTCTCCAGCGCCGGCAGCCACGCCCGAAAAGTAAAGTCCCGGTAAATTACTGAGTCGCCGATTTTGAATTCAACGCTCAGGCGTGTTATCGGAGGTCTGGCCATCCTCAGGCTCCTCCTACGTGCTTGCCTTCAGGGACAGGGATGTTCAAAGACATTGTCTTAGAAGAGCAGCCGGGTGAATGAAGCAGGTGGTGCGCGCCGACCGAACGCATGATCTGCTTTTCCCATGTCGCATATTTGACGCAGCGCGGCCGGGCCGGCACGGGCAACTCGCCTTTGTAGTGGCACCTGACGCATTCGTAGCTGATAGTGATTGTGTTCATTATCGACCACCGTTCCAGACGTCAGTAGCTATAACAATCAAGACCGTGATGAAACCCACCTTCCAGCTTATGCCCCAGTGCTGACCCAGTAGGAGGGCAACAAGAAGGATGGCCACTGCGATTAAAGCTCTCACCATTGCCTTAGACCTTTCCTTTGTGACGCATCCGCAGCCAGTTAAAACCGGCGTCCCTCAGCTCCAGAAGCCGGATGGCCAGCGTAGCCCCGTCGCGCTTACGGCGCCCAATATCCCTCCATGATGGGCGATGTTCCATACGTCTATAGGCCAAGCCCCAGACAGCCAAAGTCAATATCAATCGTGAGTAGAACCAGTAGGTGGTGCGCTTGCCTTCGCCCACAGCCACCACGACACCCTCCAGCGGCTTCTCCTTGGCGTTATCCGGTATGACAATAAGGCTTTGTTCCTCACTCTCATCCGCGCGACGGATGATGACTCTATCCTGAAGAGGGGTGCCGATTTGCTTTGTTGCTTGTTTGTTCATTGTCTTCTCCATAATTTGTGCCCGCCGAGTATCTCGCCGGGGAGGTGACTCAAAATATTTTGAGTCGTGTTAGTGCCTGAAACAGAGCGGAGTTCTGCCAGCTAAAATTAAACACTTCGTATGAAATAACGAGGCCGTACTTATTGAGCCGGACCGCGCGAGTCGTGAAATTGATGTCTCTGGTGAGTTGGCTTTTTCTCATAGGATTTAGTCTTGACGGTCAGATTGAATGAAAACATTAACTTGTTGATAAACAACTCGCTTAAAGTAAGGCCACTCCGCTTCCCCATGCCTCAGCGTCAAGGCCGGTCAAGATTCATAGGCTCGCGGGCGTGCTTCTCGGCGATCGCTATAACCTCAAATTCATCACTTCCTTACTTTCGCAGGATCCAGGACTGTAATTACAAACCAATGAACCTTCTCTATTCCTTCCAGACTCTTTAGGTAAAAGCCCGGGTCGTGCTTTAACTCCCCATCTTCACAGACTACGCTATGCAGTAAGCCATTTCTGCGGATGACAAGAATCGAAAACCCTCGTGGGGCATCGTTGTATTTCGCGTAGTACCATTCCAGGCCGAAGCCATAGGGCTTAAGCCATTCCCGCCAGATCTGCAGGGCTTCCGGCGTGTTCGGCACGTAATCCGGCATCTCCCAGACAGGCATCTCGAAGCGGCTGGCCATGCATGCTTTGAAGCAATCGCCATCGAATCTTCTAACTCTCTGAGCAAGAGGCAGCATTAGTCGCTATCCGCTATGAGACGGATCATTTAACCGCCGTTATCACTCGTCCCTCGCCTGCTTCCCAGCTCCTGCATGCTGGCGAGCGTACGAGGATGTCTGAGCCCGGGCCGCCAGTCCACAGGTGTCGTACTAGGCCGCACTTGTGATAGGTCCTCGAGTATCGGAGCTGGCAGTGATGCTTGCATGTGCCGCAGGTCTCGCCCTCGGGGCCTGTGCCGGGCTTCGCGGCGTAGCCGTTCGGCCTGGTAGGCTTTCTCTTTTTCTTCCCGGACGCATCGACCTGAGCCGGTGGTTCATTAGTCAGGGGGTCGCCGAATAGGTGGCTCTGCTGCATAGATGTTTTGGGTTCGCCGGCTACGTACGTCCTATCTTAGAAGCGAGATTTGTTGTATTGAACTCGCGTTCGGTCATCAATAAACGACCACATCAAATCAGCCGCTTGGGCCAGTTCCTCAGCTGCCTGCGCGACATTTCCGCCCTCATAGATTTGAGAGAAGTGGTCGTACAGGAAAGAGCACTCGACAATGCAATAGCCTTTCTCCGCGACCGCGTCAGTTATGAGTTCAACCGCTCTGGCTTTGTATTCGTCCCTGGTGCTTGGCTTCAGGTCGCATTTATGAGTGCCCTCAAGCTCGGACTTCGCATGTAGAGCGAGAGAGCCCCAGACCAGGCGTTCGTATAAAACAACCGTGTCGCCATAACGCTCTTGAATCATGGTCAGGCGTCCAATCAACTCGCTGATATGTAAATAGGTGAATGACATTCCCCACTCCTATCGATTTCGTATCCTTTTCTTCGGCGCTCCCTTGATACGAACTGTGTTGGGTTTGACGTGATATTCAGTCAGCCTCTCCAGAACCTCCGTGATGGCCGCGAGCAGGATTTCATCCGAGTAGCCAGTCACTTCAATGGTCGCGCGGCTCACGCGGTAAGGCGATCCGTCATTACGCTTCTCGACGACCTTTTTCCTGATTATGATCATGTTCTGTTCATCTCTAGTTTGGCTTCTTCGATCTCACGCTCAAGGCGCTCAAGCTCTGCCTCTAGTCGTGGGTGCTCGCACTTGGCAACCCCCTGCAATCTCCCTTCAGGGGTGTCGCCGGCGGGATAGTAGAGTCCCTTTCCTTTGCAGTCCGGGCAGCAGCTCGTATCCCTCTTGGGCTCGGTGGAAGCTGGTTTTTGAAGCTCGCGTTTGCGCTTGAGGAAGACAGAGTCGTAGGTTCCTCTGCGTGCTTCAAGCGTCATCGCATAACGCTCTGGGCTTCGAACCCCGGGCATGTTGCTGGCGATGCGGATGCGCTCTTCGTCGCAGAGCTTTGAGCGATGTGGAGTGGCACACACACACTTCTGCTGCCCGACTGCGGAAGGCGCTCGCGCGCCGTGTGTGTGTGTCTGGTTCAAATGGGTCTGGTTAGATGTATCTAGTTCGGGTACAGATTCTGTACCACCGTGGTCTAAAATCTGTATCAGGGGTGGTGCGGATTCAGTACTAGGTGGTGTAGATTTTGTACTACCGCGTCTGATAAGTTTCTCTGGGGGGTGGTCTAGATTCTGTACTACCTCTTCGGACTGAGCGCGGCGCTTTTTGATGTGCAGGATCTTGTAGTTGTTCGAGGCCGCATCGCCCGCTTCGTCCGTGCGCGCCTCCTTCCTGATTAGCTTGTGCTCTATCAAGATTTTCACGCCATTGATGGCCGTCGTGCGAGAGATGCCGAGCTTGTCGGCGATGGTCTGGTAGGACGGGAAGGATGAAGAGCCTGACCTGTTGGCGTGCCTGACGAGGACGTTGTAGACTGCGACTCCCAGGGTGCCGATCTCGGAGCCGTAATCGTCAATCAACTCTTCGTCAACAATATAGAATCCCGGCTCGCGCCCGTCTATAAGTTGATCGTCATCCGGTTTGTGTTTAGCCATGAAGTCTTAGTCCTATGCGACCTAACGCTTCTCCTGTTTCTTCTTGACTGCTTCGGCAAAAGATTCAAGCTCGGGCGGTTTTACAATGCCGGAAGCCGTGGCTAGGTACTGATGCTCCTCCAACACTCCCAACGTCTCCTCGGATACAGCGGGCTCAGGCGCGCGCTCCAGGTAGACCACGAAATACTTGAGACCTCCGCGCAGCAGTGCTCGCTGTACGGCCGTCTCGCAGCCCTCTTCGAAGACGAGACGATCGCCTATGCGCGCGCCAAGTGCGTCACCGATAGCCACAGGCACTGAGGCGCGACCCTTAAGGTTGTCGCCGTCCTTACGAACCGGCGCTTCTTCTCGAATTCGATTCTTCATCATTTACGGTCTCCGTGAACCCACCCTCACGATTCAGCGCAAGTATCGCCTTCTTCAGATTCTTAGCGGCGCGCTCCTTCTTTCTCTTGTTTTTCGTGGTAAGGAAGATTTGCAGGGCACCGACCGCCAGGATGGCCAGAGCTTTCTTAATGCCGCGCGCCTTGCCGTAATAGCCCTCCGCCGCGAGCGCCCCGACTTCGCGCCTCCAACCCCGGCAAATGACCAGCAACCCGGCCTGCACGCGCCCACGGCGCTCACTAGAGGTCATGGCCGGATGATCCTGCAGAGAGCCGTCCTTCGCGTGGTGGCAGTAGAAGGGCAGCCCGCCGAGCAGGGCGAGCTGGGCTTTCAGGTGACTCTGGGGCTCGCGATTAGCCTCAGCCCCTTCGGTGTATGCGCAGCCTTCGCAAGGATTCATCCTGACGCCTCACAAAAAGAAGAATCTGACAATTCGCCACAGACCGTATAGAGCGCCGACCATGAAGGCTCCTGCGCCGAACATCCATCGCGACAGATGGGTGCAGGCCGGGCAGAGAAACCGGCGGCTAAAGGGAGGCAGCTGCTCGCGACATCTTGAGTTCTTACAATTGTTCATCTGTCTGACATCACCTTTCCGACCTCTCTCTCGATAGCGTCTTTGTAGTGCAACAGGTCTTGAAGCGTGCCGTTGATGACGAGGCTTGTGAATTCCCTGTACACCCTAAGGGCCTTCTTGAGAGCGGCAACGCATTGGGCAGTTGACTGATGAGGGGATGCGACCGGTACGGGCAGGTCGCATTCTCCGCAAGTGTAGGTCTCGATTTCCTTATTCTCTTCTGGCTTCATGGTATCTCCGAAGACATCCCCAACTCGTCATATAAATCAGGCCCGTAGCCGTAATAGCCATCTTCTTCATCGTATCGCTCGTCTTGGCACCAACTGCACGGGCAACCCCAGGGAGGCTCTCTGGTACAATGCGGGCAATGCAGGCCGTTCTCAATGAATTCGCCGCAGTCGCAGAGCCATGCCTGGCTTTCGTCGTAATCATCCAAGTCGCCCACTTCCCACCATGGGTCGCGGTAGAATCGGCGCCTGTGATGAAGGTCAAGCGAGCGCTCTTTACGCCGATGATGTGCTTTAAGACGCGCCATATAAGTTTTCAGCCCTTAGCAGAAAATCCAGTCAGTACCGATGCAGCTCATTCTGCGCTCTGAAAACACAGTGAAAATTAACCGTCAATGCTCGCGGCCCATCAACATGCGTCTCTTCGTCTATTGCTCGCCTTCGGCTTCAACGTCGGGTGAGAGCGGAAGAGGTGTAATCGTCAGGCCGTCTCTGACCAACGGGTTATTGCCGATTTTTGCTACATAGTTCTGATTACAATGGGGGCAGCTAAGCATGATGTGGTTATTCTTCGACTCGTTATCGAGTGACAGATTGAACCCATCAACCAGCTTCCCCTGTGCTATGGAGAGAACACGTAGGAAACTCAGGGTTCGCTCGGTAAAGTCAGCCTCGACATCGGAGCGAAAGCCCTCAGAGCTATAGGCCTCATAAAGCCGGCTTAGATTGCGCCAAAGCTCTGCCTCTTTCGGATCTGTGATTTCTTCTGGTGTAGGTGCGGGCATATCTTTTCCTTTCATTTATCATCCGGGTCCGGGGTCAAAAAGCGCAGCACAATTGCGTCCGTATGAACGAAGATGTCGTCCTCTCTGAGACGAGCAACCACCTGCTTTACAGAGGTGACGCAGTTATTCATCCACGTCGTCATTCGCTCAGGATCTTGAAGCATGTCTGGCGGCATGAAGCGCGTCATCTTGCCAACTTCAAGAATGACTTCGAGCACGCCGCCCGGAAGCTTTAAGACCGCGCAGCGCAGCTCATTCTCCGGGGTCACTGGCAGCGCCTGAGCCGTCACTTCATACTTCCTGCCGGGAATATGCCAACAGCCTTCGTCGCCGATGCGCAACGCGCAGATTGAGCAGATCATGCTCAGCTCTTCTTGACTCATGCCTTCGTCCTTATATAGAGGCCGTCTATCCATTTCGTTATCAGACACAAACCATTCAACCCAAAACATTGTGGGTTGCGGGCTCAGCATTAATTGGCAAAGGTTGTTGGGTGCGCCTCGCCCCGTATGAAAGATAGGTTTCCGCCAGTCGTCTGATGTGATCGCCGTCTACGGCCAGCTTCTCAACCAGGTCGGCATTAGGCTCTCTAACGCCTTCTATCTGATGGCGCTTGATGCCTAGCACCTCGGCGATTACAGGGT